GGTAAGCACGCTGTCTATATATACTTTCCAGAGATAAACCAAACAGCAGTATTTGACGCTAAACTATTTAAACCTAAAGCCACGATATGACATTTATTACAGAGAACAACATTGCCAATCTATATTCGGCTTTGATAGAATTCCCTGTGTTTGATGAATATAAACTACCCCCTTCATCTAAAGTAGATTTTGTAATTGTGCATGATGACAGTATATGTGGACAATACGAACCACCAGAGCAAGGCGAACCTCATGTCATTACCATTAGTACAGCACGTCATTCTCATTTGTATCCAGTCTTAATGACTCTTGCACATGAGATAATTCATATGTGCGTATATTTAGAAGCACCTAAAACAGACAGATATACTAGCCATAAAGGTTTATTCTTAAAACTACAAAAACGTGTAGCCAATCATCTTGGCTTTGACCCAAAGGAGTTGTAATGTTCGGTTCAATCATATCTTTAATCTTACCAGCTTTAGTCCCAGCATTTGCTGACGGTGCTAGAGGTCTTATAGCCAAGTTTACAGGCGGTGCAGGTGGACAACCACAGAACATGACAGAACGTATAGAGCTTATGAAAGCAGAAGCTGAAAAGTTACAGGCTTTAGCTGCATTAGATAACCCTACTGGCGAACCTTCTAAATGGATTATAGACCTTCGTGCTTCATTCAGATATGTCATTATAACTGCTATAATGATATTTACTGCTATTGTAGTATTTAACCCAGACGTTGTAGGTGCATCTGTAGTAGCAGTATTCCTTGACATGACTGGAGCTTGTATGTCTTTTGTTATTGGCGAAAGAATGTACTTGACACTTAAAAAATGATTGTATTAAACATAATGAATTGGATAGGTTTAACTATCCTTAAGTTTTTAATAGTAGCATTGTTATTTGGTGCTATGGGTTTTTCTATTATCTTTATGTATGCTATGCAATATTTAACACAAGCCTTACATTATGTAGACAAAAATGTTAATTGAAATTAAAAGATATGAGTTTAATGATACATATACTGTAGGTAGAATGTATCTTAATAATGTTTATTTCTGTTATACCCTAGAAGACGTAGTTAGAAAGGGAGCTAAAGTAAATGGAAAAACAGCTATTCCTGCTGGTACTTACGATGTTATTATTGATGATTCTGCTAGATTTGGCAAGCCTATGCCTCATATTTTAAATGTACCTCATTTTACAGGTGTAAGAATACATTCTGGCAACACATCTAAAGACACAGATGGATGTATCTTATTAGGTCATACATATGCAGGTAAAGATTTCATAGGAAATTCTAAATTAGCATACGATGTGTTTTTTAATAAACTTAAAGAAGATAAAACGGCAACTATTAAAATATGGTAGAGTATTTAATATGTGATGTGCTTTGTGCTATTGACCATTTAAAATATGTATTACTCTTGCTTTTAGGATTTATAGTATATAATAGTTTATCTAAACACTAGAGACTAATATGAAAATATTACTTATTGATATTGAAGTAGCACCAAATACTGCTCATGTCTGGGGTATTTTTGACCAAAACATCTCCATCAACCAATTGCTAGAATCATCCTATACTCTTTGCTATGCAGCCAAGTGGTATGGTGAATCTAAAATCATGTTTGACTCTATTCAAAAATCTGGTAAACAAAAGATGCTAGACTCTGTGCATAAACTTCTTGATGAGGCTGATGCCATAGTCCACTACAACGGTTCTAGGTTTGACATACCCATACTACATAAAGAGTTTTTACTCTCTGGTATGCCTCCTCCAGCACCCTCTAAACAAATAGATTTACTTCAAGTAGCTCGTAGACAGTTTAGATTTGTTTCTAATAAGTTAGACTATGTATCACAGGCTTTAGGTCTTGGTGCTAAAACAGCACATGAAGGTCACGCCTTATGGTTAAAGTGTATGAATGATGACCGTAAAGCATGGAAGACAATGGAAGAGTATAATAAGAATGATGTTATATTACTTGAGAAAGTATACGATAAATTTAAAGGATGGATTAAACAACATCCAAATCATAATGCGTATTCCGCAAATGTATGTTGCCCTAATTGTGCATCACGCAAATTAAATTCAAGAGGTACGCAAAGAAGTAGAACTGCTATATATCAAAGATTCCAATGTCAAGATTGTGGCTCGTGGGCAAGGTCTGTTAAGTCAGAAAAGATTGCTAAAGACTCTGTAGTAACTATTTAAGGTTAATAATGAATATTGAAAAATTATGTGAGCATATGGTAGGTAAAATGATAGTAGAAGCAGAATCCTACTATGGTGAAGATGTGCTTATTTTAGTGTTAGATGACGGAAGCCATATTGAAATTAGTGGTGATGCATTATCCATTTATTCTGAAGTTCCAGAACTAGACGATTAAATTAAAATCATTTAATTTTTTATTCTCTAATTCGTATAAATCTGCTTTTGTTTCAAATGATGTATTATCACTTCTAGTTCTTACAGTTCCTTTTTTATAAAAACTAGCTTGCTTTAAAAAATCATTTTTATCTATCCATCCGCAAATAGTTAAAATCATACTATTTCTATTTAAACTACAAAATATATATCTATCAACTTTATATTTATCTTGTAACCCAATCAAATTATTAACATAATATGGTTTAGGGGCACAATTCCTTCCCATAGTTTTTACATCATAAGTTTTGTCTTTATAAGTAAAGTCTATGCCTCCATCAAATCCGTTAGAGTTTTGCACTAATGGTAATCCAAGTAAATTTTGAACAACTGACTGACCTACAATACCTCTTAATTGTTCAGAGGCATCACCATCAGCAACGCCTCTTTTCCCAAAATTAGTTTTTTTTAATACATTTCTACAATGGAAAACAATTTCATCTTTTATTGCAATGTTAATCATCTACCATTTCAAGTCTTTGTAGCTGTGCTGTAATTTCTGGTGGATTAACAGCAATCTCATCTTTCATTACTTCTAGTAACTTATCTTTATACCATTCAGACTTTTCAAGGTCTTGTTCAAATGAACTTTTAAATGGATAACGTAAGTCGTATTTCATCTTACATCCCTTTAAATACCCAATAAACTCTTCCTTTGTTAAACGACTAGCAATAACATCTATTGCCTCTATACCGCCTTGTAAATAGTGCGGTGGTCTATTAACCATATCAACCATTCTTATCCCCTTATAAACATTAAATTAATAACTTGAAATGTACCATAAATAAATGCAGCAATACTAACTAATATTAATAACCATACAATCCAATCAATAACTTTTAGTATCCTATCCATCTGCCTTCTTCCCTTCCTACTCTTACAGAAACATAATTCCTAGGTTTTCTTTTGCTCACTATATCTTGTATTGTTATTTTTGGCAAGACTAAATAACCATCACTTTGTAAACCTCTTAATCTTTTGTTACTAGTCTTAAACACTTTCCTTAAATCTTTAATAGAGCATTTAGTATTTAATGCCATATATTCATTCATTGCTTTAGAATCTTTTTGGTCATCTAATTTAGTATACATGACCTACCCCATGTAATTCTTCTATCAATCTAGCAAACTGTATCATTCTTTCTATGGTCATTGGTTCATACTTTGTTGGAAATGCTTTTTTATATGCACCAATTATTTGTTCCTGTGTAAGTGGATTATTCGCCACTGTAAGCCTCCGTTAATTTTTTACTATCATATTTTTTAGCATTAGTTACTTTAACAATGTTTTGCGTGTCTGGTATTAAAGGCGTTATTGTTACATTATGCAGTTTAGATTTAAGGTCTTTAAACCAAGACATTTCTTTAGGTTCAGATGACATAAGACCAGACCATACAAGTACGCCTGTGCTATCAAACTCTTCTACAAGCCATGCTATAGGTTTCATTAATAAAATACCATCCTTCCTATGTGCGTTTTTTTCCTTTTACCAAACCATTCTTTCTTTGGCGATATCGAGTCATCATGGAAATATAAAGCATTTGCAACTGGGTTAGTATGTTTATTATAAACAATCGTATCAATAACAAGAAGTTTAGTTTCCAAATACGCCCTTTCATCAACTGGATCGTGGGATTCGTCTTGCACAGCAAACTGATTATTAGCATAAACGACAGAGCATACAGAGTAACCCCAGCGACCACTATGCAACCTATTACGAATAACATTAATCACCCCAACCTTTTCTTCTAATGA